TTACCTCAACAGTATAATTAGGACCGTATGCTAGTATACGAGAAGCAACTAATACAGCGTTCTTATCTCCTAATATTAAATCTTTTTGATTTACACCCTTTGTAACAATCAAACTATCTAGTAGTTTATCAATAACCACGCCTTTCTTAATAAGGTTTTCAGACATAAGAATGTCTTCTTCTCTGGTGGTCATATATTTTAATTCAATTTTACCTTCAGCAAGTGGTGAATCTTTTGGATAGACCTTTCCACCAGATGGTAAATCTATAACTTCCGTAGGGAACTTATGCTCTGACATTTATAACTCCTTGTTGTATGTATTACAACTTTTCTTTAGAATTCAAGTATAGCGTAGTCGTATCTTAATGTTAGTGTTATTTCAACTGGATCTGAAGAACTAAAGTCTAAGTCACCAAAACTAGCGTCTTGAATCATAGTTCCATATAGTGTCCATTTTTCAACAATGTCACCTACAGGTCCTAATACATTAAAATTGACATTTTTCTTGTAAAAGTCTTGATATCCATCACGACCAGTAGCTGATTCATGATGTAGTCTTACCCATTCAATAACAGAAGCAGCAGCTGATGGGACAATCGGGTCATACATTGTAATTTGTAATGTCTGCCATCTCCCTTTACCCTTAACATACTTAGTAACATTCATATGTTCTAAAACAACCTCATCAAAAGTTATTTGAGGTCTTTGTGCTGTTTTTATGGTAAAAGCTGGTATACCATCAATCTCCATGATAAACCGATTTTTTAATTTCGGTTCGTATGGTGTGTAAAATATTTCGTTTGCTTCTAAAAGTTCGGCCATTATTTATCTCCTATAATAATAAATATCACTTTCCTAAAAATTATTCAGGAAAAGCAGCTCCGGTTGGTTGTACTACAAAGTCTAATACGATAAATTCAGCAGTTTTTGTAGGTTGGATAAATATCTGACCTACTAACATGTTTCTATCGATAGTTTCAGGTGTATTGTTAGAATCATCCATTACAACACGGAAAGCATTTAATCCACTATTAGATTGAACTTGTTCCATGTACGGATTAACAACATTTAAAAACTGATTTCTTAAAGCACTTGTATTCTGTTCAAAGAGTAAACCTCTTGAAGAACTTGCAACAAATGTTTTTAAGTTAATTAACAATCTTCTTACATTTACTCGGTCAAGAGCAGAAGCTTTCTTCTGTGTTGTCTTTTGTCCAAAGACAGTAACACCTTGTCCAGGAAATGTAGCAATCGGATTAACATTTGATTCATAAAGGTCATCACGATTTTTTTGTGTTAATTTTCTGTATGCTTGGACAGCACTATCAATTCCACCTCTGTTTAAACCAGCAGGAGCAAACCAAGGTTGTCCGACCACATCGTTAAAATGAAATACTCCAACAATCACGGTTGATGGTGGAACATATCTGTAGTTACCAGTAGTAGCATCTATTATCTGAACCCAAGGATAGTAAGCAGCAGCGTAACTTGAGTTACGAACTTCTGTATTTGTTTTAGCATTAGCTACACTATCTGTTAAGTTAGTGTTATCATATACTAAGAAACAATCACCTCTATCTTCACATAACTGAATAGCCTGACCTATAATAACACTATGATCAGTTTGTTGGTCAACAATTCCAGGTAAAGCCAATAGATTAAAATTGTATTGGTCTTTATTAGATAATAAACTTAGAGCAGTAGCATATCCACCAGTTCCTACGGTGGTGTTACTTACTGATAAATCAACACCTTGTGATTGAGTACCAGTTATTTTATCATAAAAATTAAAAGGATGTTCTACTTCAACAGATCCTAAATCACCACGAATTTGTCCTGATGGCCGTTGAATCGAAGAGGCAGATATTGGATATCCAGTAATTGATCCAAAAGCACCACCATAACTACCACTACCAACCGGAGGTAAATAAGTTGCTTCGACTCCAAGGTAAGGTTTGTTTACAGTTCCATTTTCATTTAAATAGTTTGGTGTTTTTCTAACATCAGGTAAACTACTTACTCTTACATAATTAGATTTGTTTGGAAATTCTCCAACAGGTTGAAGATAAGCAACTCCATCTTCTGTAGCAATTGTATTTGTTTGATTACCTACTCTTTTTAAAAGATAATCGTTAGAATCTGGATCTAATGATAAATTAGCATGAGTTTCAATTATTTTCTTTTTGTTTATAGTATCATTACCTTGTCTAATTAAAAGGGTAAATGTACCTTTAGAAGTATTTTGATTAGATATTTCCCAACGAAAGTTATCACCACGACCGCCAAAACTACCTGAACTAAAATGATCATTGTCAGTAGAAGTTGTTTGTGGTGTTAATAGTTGATTAGTTCCAAGTTCAGAACCAGTTCCTACAAAGTTGTTGAAATTAGGACCATCACCTAAAGCTTCAAGGGCAAATATAGTATCCCGTGAACCGGATACTCCAACAGTTAAATCGACAAGAGCATTAGCACGAATAGTATCAGTACCAGCTACTCTTACGATAGTGACTGGACCACCTTGTCTTAAATATTCTTTAGCAGTATGGGAAGTTAAAAACTGATAGCTATCACTACCACTCTGTATGATTTCTCCAAACAATCTAACATATTCACCATAAGAATTAACTATGGTTGGTTCAAGAACAGGACCCTTTACAGTAGGACCAACAATAGCAGCTCCAACTGGACCGGCTGCTGCGGGTAAAAATGATTGGTCTATTTCGTTGGTAAATACACCCGGTGATACAATTTTTTCAGCCATTTAATTTCTCCGAAACTTTTAGGAATGATTTAAATATAATTATTCATATATAAATATTACCTATTTTCTCAAAAGACAAAAAAAGGATTTATAATTGTAGTTTTTTTTATTTAGATGGGGTTTCTACTTGAACTGATGGTGTGAATACACCTGTCTGTGGATCTAACTGACCAGGACCATACTTCTTAGTAATAGACTCTAGTTGTGTCGTTTCATCTTTTTTAAGACCTTCAAGTTCTTCGTGAAGTTTGAACTCTTCTTCTTCAACTATCTCAGATTGTTTTTCTAAGTTAATTTTAGTAATAGCCAACTGACCAAATCTCTGTGTTAGAGTGTTAGATTTAGTTTGTAGTTCAGTTAATGATTTTAGTTCTTTTTCTGTAAATTTAATTTCGGACATTTAAAAACCTCTTGTTTAGTTTGTTATAACATTGTATATATAATTATATAAGTTTTTCGGAAAACGATACTTTTTTTGGTTGGTATCCCCTTTGTAATTCAGCAGTTTTACCTAAGATGTTATCAGTAAACTCTGGCATTACATACCCTTTAATAGTCATATTAAACTCATTCTTAATCATCCTCTCACCTTGTGATTCCATTTCTATTTCATTTGATATTTCGCCTGAAAGGGCTGATAAAAAACGATAAGTTGTTGGATCACCAAAGTAAGTTTCTAGGTGTTCCATCCAAAGACCATTTAAATCATTCATTTGTTCTATATAAGATGTCATCATGACAATACTATAGTTACAAACCACAAAGTCTGGCATGCCGGTCTTAACGAACTCTTGAACTGGTTGTTGACCAGTTAATATTGAAAACCTATCGTATCTATTATTTTTACTCCACCCACTACTTGAACGGATTGTGGATATAAACTTACCTTGTAGGTCGTTATCAAATGACATAGGCATAGCTTCATCAAATCCAACCGATGTTCTTTTTATTACCATAATAGGTAAGAGTATTGATCCATTTTTATCTCGTAAAGCACCTCTTGCTTTAACAGACTTCCATCTTTCTTCATTACCATAAAGAATAGGAACAGATATTGTTTCGTTTTGCTCTCTTACCTTTGGTTTCATAATATTTCGGATGTGTTTGATAACTGCTGTATCTATTTCTTTTAAACCAATAGAGAATCCCTTACCAGCATTTTGACCACCAGGTTTCTTAATAACAACCTTGGAGTTTCCTTTCTCACTCCTTATACTAGTTTGTGATTCTCGATTTACAGCAGATGCATTTGGAGCATCTTTGTTTGTTATTGGTTTAATTGCCACGGCGTAGTTTCCTTAGTTTATCTAATTTACTTTCAGAATCATTTTTATACGTTTCTGATTTTAATCCTTTGGTAGAAGCTTTATCAATAGCTATTTGTTTTTCAATAGGAACATCTACAGCACCTAATGTGATATTATCTTTCTCCCCATATACGCTACCTTGCTTTAATAAATCTATTATCTCATCAAACCTATCAACTCTTGGTTCTTGGTAGATATTTTCACTATCACTATCATAATTTTCTACAATGTCAAGTTCTTTTTCAACCCTAACCATAGAAGACCTTCTCGGTTTCATTACAAGTTTTTTATCTAGTAGTTGAATAGCCATTATCTAGGTCTTTCCTCTATATTAATTGACGATAATCTACTTCTATGAGCAGTAGCTTTAATAGCATGGCTAAAACTTGGATGACCACCAATAAGTTGTGGTTCTGTAACTCCATTTATTTCCCAATACCAATCATTCCAATCACATACATCACCAGCTTCAGGAAAAAAGTTTAATGAACCACTAGCCAAATTATTTCTTTGAAACATTAAATCTATTGTAGAGTTAGAATCTGTACCTGCTTCGTTAAATTGTTCTACTTCAGGAGCATTATATCGTATTAGACAATTAACCCTAAATCCCACATTAAAATACTTAGTAGTTGATTCACCATATATGTTAGAGTTAGTATGTTCTGGTGCTATCTTGTAAATATCAACCGATTGACCGACTATCTCATCAATGAGTTCTTCATTCATGTGGTCAAATAAATCAATTTCCTTTTGGGAAATAAAAAATGGTCTTGTAGCAGACATCTATTACCCTATGTATATGTGTAGTGGAGCTTTCCCTAACACTTCTTGTTGAGCATTTGCTTCTTCGGCTTCAGCTTTTAACTTTTCAGTTAAAGATACCGATTCTAAAAATTCTTTTAACTCTTCTAGGAGTTGTTGTTTTTCCTCTCTACCCTCTGTCTTTAATGATTCACCATCTAGTGTTACTTCACCATCAGGTATAGGCATAGAACTATACTTACTTCTTATAATACCTAAAAGTTCTTTAGCAAGAGCATAAGTATATTTTCTAATCCATTGACGACCAGGTTGATTAATAGAGTTATAAGTAATAAATTTATATGGCACATTAGAAGGATCTGATACCCCACCTTGTAAACCAGCATTAGCATTGTCTGTATTTCTAATATCATCTTTAACATAGTATTCAAAATATACCTTTTGTCCATTATCTCTGTCTGTTGGTCTAGGAAATATCCTTAGATTATTATTATGTATCTCAAACGAGTAAGCACTTTTACGAACCAAATCGGATGTTTCAATTTGATTTGCTCTAGTTAAGTCATAACTGATTGGGTGTAACATAAATGATGTGCCGGGTGACACATTTCCAAATCCAAAAGCATCTAGCATTTGTCTTTGATCAAACCCACCAGCAAAAGGATCGTAAAATCTTGATATGGCTGCTGGAGCATTGTTAAATACCTTTTGTACTTCAATTCTTTTATTACTTTCACTAACACTAGCCCAAACATTTTGTAAATTATAATCTTGAACCGAACCAGATAAAGTTATATACCCCTTCTTCAGGTCAATATTACCATCCATACCTACTACTTGACCATATTTTTCAGATAAACCAATAGCTGCTCCTAATGATGGTGTTATAGGATTTGCTGAACCAGTGCTTAACGATCCGGATATTCTACTCTTCTCACCATACTGTTCCCACATCCAATTTTTTATATTATAGTTATTTATGTGTTGTGAATATTCATTTATTGATTCTTCAAAACAAGCATAGATTGAACTACTTGGTATTTCAAGTTGTAGGACAGGAAACCCAAGTCTTTTAGCACACCACTTTGTTACTGAAATAATATCGGTTTGAAATGTACTATCGGAATCATAAGTTCCATATGGTGTTTCGCCAGTTGAAAAGGTTGATGGATCAACATAAGCATATTCTAATTTTGGCATCTATAGTTCTCCTTAACTATAAATATTATGATTATATAAAACAAAAGGGGAAAACCGAAGTCTTCCCCTTATGTATTATTGGTTAATAAGTGTTAGTTATTAAGTAGTTGCAAATGGTGTTACAACTGTACTACCTACTGCAAGTAAGTTTCCTGAAACTAACCAACATCCTGCTGCTGAAGTATCAGATATTCCCACTATAGTAACTATAGATCCGGCTCCTCCACCATTAGTACCACCAGTTTGAGTGATAAAATCATCTCCACCGTTAGCATTTGCAGAGAAGTTATCAGATTTAGCTGCTGTTGTACTAACAACAGTAACCCCACCCAAGAATCCATGACCATTAGTGCCTGCTTGGATTTCATGATCACCAGTTGCTATTATTGAGGTAATGAAAGTAAATTTCATCCCTATTTTAGGCGCTGGTAATGTACATAACGTTGCAGCTGCAGCATTAAATACAATAATTTTGCCTGAATCTGCTGCTGTTACCACTTGGTCAG